TACCGGATCGGCAGCCTGGACGAGCACGACCTTCGCGACCTGGAGTTCGTGCTCGCGCAGCGCCGGGCGATGTCCAGCCGGTGCCCGGAGACTGACGGACGGCACACCTGCAGCCTGCGCCCGGGTCACGGCGAGAGCCACCAGTGCCGGGGCTGCGAGGCCCGCTGGCGGCACGTCCCGGCCGGGATACGCTTAGGGACACCATGATCCTGCGGCCGGGCTGATTTCCGGAGCCGGGAACCTCCTCTCACAGCACGGAGGGTCCCGGCTCCGGTTATGCCCGCCCTGGAACTGCAGGTCATCCCGGAAACCATCCTGCCCGGCGGCATCGCCGTGCGCGGCCTGGACGGCCTGTCCGGCTCGCAGCAGCCCCGGTTCTGGACCGCCCCGCCTCGCCACCGGGACAAGGACCCGGCCTGCCCGGCCTGCGCGAACGACGACTACCGGTGCGGCTGCGGCGACTACCAGTCTTCCGAGCTGCTGGACTGGGCGCCGAACTTCGGCTACGACCTGGACGAGTGGCAGTCCTGGTGGCTGGCCGAGGCGACCGGGACCCGGCCGGACGGCAAGTGGGCGGCGTTCGAGAATTATCTCGTAGTAAGTCGGCAGAACGGAAAGAACCAGTGCCTTGAGGTGCGGGAACTGGCCGGCCTGTTCGTCTTCGGCGAGAAGATGATCATCCACACCGCCCACGAATTTAAAGCTGCCGCCGAGCATTTCCGCCGCGTCCGCGACGTGGTGACCGGGTACGACGAGCTGCGCAAGCGGGTCAAGTCCGTCACCACCAGCCACGGCGACGAGGCGATCGAGCTGCGGGCCGCGCCCACCCTGATCTTCGGCTCCGGCGGCAAGATGATCCGCAAGACGGTCACGCCCCGGCTCCGGTTCCTGGCCCGCTCGCGCGGCTCCGGCCGGTCGTTCACCGCGGACTGCGTGGTCTACGACGAGGCGATGATCCTGTCCGATGAGCAGGTCGGCGCATCGATGCCGACTATGAGTGCCGTCGCCAACCCCCAGATGATCTATACCGCGTCGGCCGGCTACAAGGACTCCATCCAGCTCGGCTCGGTCCGCCGCCGGGTGATCCGCAAGGACCCCACCCTGATGGGCGCCGAGTGGTCCGTCAGCCCGCACAACGACGCCTGCCCCCGGGACGAGCTGAACGGCCGCAGCACCAACTCCTACATCACCTGCTCGCTGCACGACGACCGGGACGACCCGCGGTCCTGGGCTCGTGCCAACCCGGCGCTCGGCACCCGGATCAGCTTCCGGCACGTGGCCCAGGAGATGGCCTCGATGAGCACGGTCACGTTCGACCGGGAGCGGCTCGGCGTCGGCGACTGGCCGGCCGAGGACGAGGCCTGGGCGGTGATCAGCCGGGAGCACTGGGAGGGCTGCTCGCTGCCCGACCCCGGCGGCGCCACCCGGCCGATCGCGTTCGCCGTGGACGTGGACCCGGACATGCTCTCGGCCTCGATCGCCGCGTGCTGGTACCGGCCGGCCGACGCGGCATCGCCGGAGCGGCCGGTGCTGGAGATCCCGCAGGGCTGCCACCGCGAGGGCGTCTCCTGGGTCATCCCCCGGCTCATCCAGCTCCGGCAGCGCTGGCGCCCGCTCGCCGTGGCCATGCCGCGGAACGGCCCGGCGGCCGGCCTGACCGACGACGCGGAGAAGGCCGGCATCGAGGTGATGAAGGCGTCCAGCGCGGACGAGGCCGCCGCGTTCAGCTTCATCGTCACCGCCGCCCGGAGCCGCTCGATCATCCACCTCGGCCAGGAGCAGGCCCCCGGGATGTGGCACTCGGTGGCCCGCGCCGAGACCCGCGACGTCGGCGACGGCGGCCAGGCCTGGTCCCGGCGCGACTCCGAATCCGACATCACCCCGATCACCTCGGCCACGCTCGCGCTGTGGGCGCTGAACCGCAAGCGCCGGCACTACGACCCGCTCAAGTCGATCCGGTAGGAGGAGCTGATGACAGCGACGGCCGAGACCGTCCCGGCGCAGCAGGCCCGCGAGATCCGTCCCGGGCGCTGGCTGGCCACCGCGTTCGCCGCCGTGTTCGTGACCCTCGGCTGGCTGGCCGGCGCGATCGTCACCTCGGTTATCTTCACCGGGAGCAGCATCCGGTACGGCTGGCACCGCGGCCGGGGCCGGAGCGATGAGATGATCGCCGCCAGGGCCTCGGCCAGGGCCGTGAAGGCCGCGCCGGAGCCCCCGCCCGCACCGCGCCCGTCCAAGATGTAGGAGGAACCGTGACCGACCGCGAGATGACCGAGGAGCGGGAGCAGGAGCTGGAGCTGGCCCGCGAGTGGGCGACCACGACCCGGCGGCTGGCCGGCCAGGCTGAGGACCAGCTGGCCCTGGCGCTGATGCGGTACAACCGGCAGACTGGCCGGTAACTACCGCCCGCAGGCCTGGAGGGCGCCGTGCACGCGCACGCCCATGTCATCCTGGCAGCCGCCGTCGCCCACCCGCACGTGGTGCGCCTGATCATCACCGCGCACGTGCATGCGTACCGTGCCGCCGCCCGGTTCATCCGCACACTCATCACGGCAGTGGCGGCCCGCAAGCCGAAGATCTCCGTCATCACCCCCACCTGGCAGCGGGCCCGGCTGCTGCTGAACCGGTGCATCCCGTCCGTGCTGGCCCAGGACTACGAGGGCGAGATCGAGCACGTCATCGTGTGCGACGGCCCTGATCCGGCGCTGGAGGGCGTGCCCGGCGTGCGGTTCCTGGACCGCCACCGGGAGCAGGCCAACCGCGGCATCTGGGCCCGGCTGGCCGGCACCCGGCTGGCCACCGGGGAGCTGCTCGCCTACCTGGACGACGATAACGCCTGGCGGCCGGGTCACCTGCGGCTGCTGGCCGCCGCGATCGATGAGCAGGACGTCTCGTTCGCGTACAGCCGGGCCGCGTGCAGCAACGGGAACGGGTGCCGGTGGGAGATCGGCTGCCCCAACCCCGTGTTCGGCCAGGTGGACACCTCGCTGATCGTGCACCGGGCCGGGCTGCTGGAGACCGCGACCTGGGAGCCGTCCGGGCGTCCTGCCGACTGGCACCTGGTCGACCGGTGGCTGACGGCCGGCGCGAGGTGGGCGCACGTCCCGCAGGTCACCCTGGATTACTACGCCAGCACCCCGGCGCTGGACGGCATGGCGCTGTCCGGGTTCCGGGAAGGCTACCTGAGAGCCTTCCCGCAGCTCGCGTTACGCAGGTTAGTCCTGGCTGCGCGTGCGAAAACGGGGGAACAGGGAGTAACCTGGCCCTAGTCACTGCCACTCGCCCCTGGCCACTGACGGAGCGGGGCCTTCGTTTTACGAGGGAGTCCCGGCCCCGTGCCACGAGGGCTGATCGAACGCATCCACGCCAGCCGACCCGAGCAGAGGGTTATCGGCGGCGTGCCCTGGCGTCCCTGGGACAACCCCTTCATGAAGTTCTCCGCGGGCGGCCCGGTCCACCCGTCCCGGCAGTTCTACGGCCAGGACGAGGCGCTGGGGCTGCCGGCGCTGTATTCCGGCGTCAGCCTGATCGCCAACTCGATCGCCTCGCTGCCGATCAAGATCTACGCCCGGGGTAATTCGTCCGGGCACGCCGTGCGGTACCGCGGGCCGTCCATCTTCGACCACCCGTGCGTGTCCGGCACCCTGTTCGACTGGCTGTTCACGATGATGACCAGCCTGCTGCTGCAGGGCAACGCCTGGGGCTTCATCACCGGCCGGGACGGCTACGGCTTCCCGCAGGGGATCGAGTGGATCCCGCCCCAGGACGTCTCCTGCGTCGATGACGAGATGCAGCCGTGGAACCCGCTGCGGACCCGGATCTACGTCTACGGCCGGCTGACGGACCGCAATGAGCTGTTCCACGTCAAGGCGTTCAGCCTGGCCGGCCGCACTGAGGGCGTCTCCCCGCTGCGCGCGTTCGCGATGACCATCCTGGCCGGGATCGAGGCCCAGCGGTACGGCACCGACTGGTACCGGGCCGGCGGCTTCCCGCCCGGGACATTCCAGAATTCCGAGATCGAGATCGACGCGGACCAGGCCGAGGAGATCCGCGCGATGCTCACGTCCACCATCCGCCGCAGGGAGCCCCTGGTTTACGGGCGCGACTGGGACTACAAGCCAGTCACAGTACCCCCATCAGAAGCACAGTTCGTAGATGCTATGCGGATGAACGCGACGCAGATCGCCTCCGTCCTGCATCTCCCGCCGGACAGGATCGGCGGTACTCGCGGAGATTCGCTTACGTATTCGACTGTCGAACAGGGCGCGCTCCAGGTGATCGAGGCGCTGCGCCCGTGGCTGGTCCGGCTGGAGACCGCGTTCTTCGACATCCTCCCGTCCAACCGGTACTGCCGGTTCGATAGCGATGCGCTGCTGAAGACGGATCTGAAGACGCGGACCGACATCTACCAGATCCAGCGGAACATCGGCCTGCGCACCACCGACGAGCTGCGCGACATGGAGGACCTGGAGGCGCTGCCCGGCAAGGCCGGCGGGGAGAACATCCCGCTGGAGGTCATGGTGGCCATGTCCAGGTCCATCCGCGGCATCCCGAACTCGATGCTCAATTCCATCACGCTGGAGATGGACCTGGCCGTGGAGAAGCTGGAGAAGCTGGAATCGCAGGGCCTGGCGGCGGATACGGGGCAGCCCATCCCGGGCCCGGAGACGGTCCTGGGCCAGGTCATCGGCCAGCAGCGCAGTTACGACCCGGAAGCGCGCAAGGATGCTGAGCTGATCCTGGACTTCCTGGCCGCCCGCCGCCGCGCCCGGGGCAAGGGCATGCCGCGGCTCGCCCCGGAGTTCGTCGGCGCGTGGATCCCGACCCGGCGCGAGCTGGCCGAGGAGCTGGAGGCCAGGCGCGAGGCCCAGTTCGAGGATTTCCCTGTTAACGGCCGCCGGCCGGAATATATCAACGGTGCAGGAAGGCATTGATATGCCGCGTGAAAGGAATGTGGCGTTATGGCAGAACTGAGCAGCGCCGCTATCAATGATCTCCCTGATAGCGCGTTCGCCCACATCGAGCCCGGGGGCCAGAAGGATGCCCAGGGGAAGACGGTGCCCAGGAGCAAGCGTCATTTTCCTGTGCACGATGAGGCTCACACCCGGAACGCCCTGTCGCGCGCTCCGCAGAGCCCGTTCGGCAAGCAGGCCATGCCCAAGATCCTGGCTGCCGCGCGCAAGCACGGGATCAAGGTCTCCGGCGACCAGCGGGCCGCGTTCGGCACCTACGAGCTGGACGGGTTCCCCGAGCGCCGGTTCACCAAGTTCCCGCCGGAGGTCCGGGCCGCGATGGGGCCGGACGGGCCGAAGACGATCTTCGGGTACGCCGCCGCGTTCGGCAAGCTCAGCCGCAAGCTCGGCGGCTTCGTTGAGCAGGTCGACTCGCGCGCCTTCAACGAGTCCAAGGCGGACGGCTGGCCCGAGGTGGTCTGCCGGTACAACCACAAGGACGACATGCTGCTGGGCACCACGCACGCCCGGACGCTCAAGCTGGCCCTGGATGACACCGGGCTGGTGTACGAGGTAGAGCCGCCGCAGGCCCGCGCCGACGTGCTGGAGTACGTGACCCGCGGCGACGTCCGGCACAGCTCGTTCGCGTTCCGGGTCTTCCCCGGCGGCGACGAGTGGGGCCTGTCGGAGTTCAACTACCCGATGCGGACGCTGCTGTCGGTCCAGCTGGTCGACGTCGCGCCCGTGCTCGACCCGGCCTACCCCGACGCCACGGCCGGCGCCCGCGCGATGAACGGCGCGGTGGAATCGCTCGCCCAGTGGGTCCAGGGCGAGATCGAGGAAGTCCGCTCCCGGGTGAACGACGGCCGGGTGCTGGAGTTCTTCAAGCGCGTTTCCGCGGACGGCGGCAAGCCGAAGGACCCGGCCCGGTCGCGGCCGGCGCCGAAGCCCGCGATGACCGGAGCGCAGGCGATGCTCGCGCTGCAGGCCAATATGGAAGACCCCTGGGCGGACGAAGAATAGCAGCTCAGGTCCGAAAATCCGAATAAATCTGCTGAGGCCGTAGCTACCCTCCGGTACCGGACGGAGCCAGTGCAGATGCCACACCTGAAGGGAGAACTATCGTGGCATCAGAAGTGGCTAAGCGTCTCAGGGACCGGCGCCAGAATGTCTGGAGCGAGGCCAAGGGGATCGCTGAGCAGGCGGCCCAGGAAAACCGCGCCCTGACCGATGAGGAGCAGGGCAAGTGGGACGCGATGCAGGAGGAGATGTCCAAGCTGGACACCCGCATCCGCGCCGTCCTGGACACCGAGAAGCGCGCCAAGGACGCCGATGACGCGTTCGACGCGCTGTCCGGCCGCAAGCCCGAGCAGGGCCAGGCGGCCCGTACCGCCGGCGGCGGCGCGATGCTCCAGGAGATCCGCAAGTGGGCGCGCGGCGAGGAAGGCGCTCCCCGCAACCTGGAGATCCGGCGCGACGCGGGCCTCGGCCCGATCAACTACCGGATCCTGACCACCGGAGCGCAGGGGACGAACGCGAGCAGCATCGTTCCCACCGACTTCTACGACATGCTGATCGCGCACCTGATCGAAGTTTCTGGAGTCATGCAGTGCGGGCCGACCGTCCTGAACACGGGCGGCGGCGAGACCCTCCAGGTCCCGAAGACGACCTCGCACTCCACCGCGGCCTCGGCGGCCCAGGCAGGCAACCTGCCCACCGCCGACCCGGCCTTCTCGATGCAGCCCCTGAGTGCCTACAAGTACGGCATCATGCTGCAGGTCGCCCGCGAGCTGATTGACGACACTGCCGTTGACCTGCTCGGGTACCTGGCCATGCAGGCCGGGCGGGCGCTCGGCAACGCGTTCGGGACCGACCTGGTGAACGGCACCGGCTCCAACCAGCCGGCCGGCATCGTCACCACGGCCACGACCGGCGTGACCGGCTCGGTGACCGGCGTGTCCGGCGCCCCGAGCTACGCCAACCTGGTGGACCTGGAGTACTCGGTCATCGCGCCGTACCGCCAGAGCCGTTCGTGCTACTGGCTGGCCGCGGACAAGACCATCGGCGGCTTCCGGAAGATCACCGACACCGTGGGCAGGCCCGTGTGGGAGCCCTCGGCCGTGCTCGGCAGCCCCGACCTGCTGCTCGGCAAGCCGCTGGTTGCCGACCCGTTCATGCCCGCCGTGGCCACCTCGGCCAAGTCGGTCGCGTTCGGTGACTTCAGCCAGTACTTCGTCCGCCTGGTCGGCGGGGTCCGGTTCGAGCGCAGCGACGACTTCGCGTTCGGCAGCGACCTGGTGACCTTCAGGGCCATCCTGAGGGGCGACGGAACCCTAGTTGACAGAACGGGAGCGATCAAGCTCTACGTGGGTCCGAGCACGTAGCCGCTCTTTTCCGGAATCATCAGTTACCCGGGTCCGCGCCAGGCGCGAGCGTTACGGCGCGGGCCCGGGAGCCAGGCGAGAGGAACGACATGCTGGTACGGATGCTGATCCACGTATCCGGCGGCCGTAACGGCGTGCCGTGGCCTCGCGCCGGCACGACGATCGACCTGCCCGAGGACGAGGCGATGGGCCTGATCCGGTCCGATATCGCGGCGCCGGAGGGCGAGGACGCCAGGAACGTGGTGGGAATCGCCGCCGAGCAGCCCGTCGCCGGCCATCCGTCCAAGGTGGACCTGCGGGTGGAAGCGGCCGGCGTCCCGGTTGAGGGCGGTACCGCGGACGCGGTGGTGACGGTGCAGGAAGCGGAGCCGGCGCCCGCAGAAGCAGCGGAGCCGGCCGGGGAGCCATCTGCGGCCCCGGACGTGGCCGCACCGGGCGTGCCAGGGGTACCGGACCTGGACGGGGGCAGCCTCAGCGGCGCGCAGCCGGCTGTCCCTGAGGCCGCAGCCCCTGGCCCGTCCGCCCCTAAGCAGGCCTGGATCGATTTCGCGATCGGCCAGGGAGCTGACCCGGCGACGGCAGGCGCCATGACCAAGGCGGACCTGATGAGCCGCTACGGAGGACGACTGTGACCGAGAACGACAGCAAGGACGGCAAGGCTGAGGTGAAGGACGGCGGCCCGCGCGGCGGCATCCGGGCGGCCGACGTGGCCTCGGCCGAGGCGTACGCGAAGGACGGCATCTTCGGCGCCCCGGGCTCGGAGGTGGACGGCGCCAGGACCCCGGTTACCCGCGACTACAGCGGGGACACCGACAACCGGCCCGCCACCCAGATCGAGGCCGAGCAGCTGGCGGCGGATGCGGACGTGGCCGCGGCCGGCGATGACGGCTAGCCGTGAGCAACAGCCGCAGGGTCCGGACGTCTGCGGCGGCCAGGGCGCAGCTCCCCCGGTGCGGCAGCTGCGGCGCCCGGGTCGGCGCGCTGGAGGACCGGATCGAGCTGCACGACGGGCGGCTGATCTGCATGCGCTGCCGGGACCGCGGCGTGCTCATCAAGCGGCTGCCCTGCGGTCACATGGCGATGCCCCGCAGCATGGTCATCGCCGACAGCGCGGACCAGTCGAATTTCCAGTGCATTCGCTGCTCACCGCACGCGAACCTGCCCAAGGGGTATCCTGGGGCGTAACAGGCAATCTGCCCGCGGCCATCACGGAGCCGGGCTCCAGAACGAAGGAGCCTCCTGGTGGCCGACAGCTACCCCGGTTACGACAGCCGCAAGCAGACCGCCGGCACGACCAAGGTGTCGGGTACGGGCGGCGGCGGTACCGACCCGACCAACGAGCCCGGCCAGTACCCGGTCGGCAACGACCACGGCATCTTCGGCGGCCCGCTCCCGGCCGGCACCGGAGCCCCGGGCACGGCCGGCGCATCCGGCACCCCGGACGCGACCAACGAGCCGGGCCAGACCCAGGACGGCCTGACCGGGATCTCCGAGCACGACATCACCGATACCGGCGCCCCCGGCACCCAGGGCACCACGCCCACCTCCGGCGGCGGCCCGGACGCGATCACCTTCACCCGGCCCACCGCCGGCGTCACCGGGTACGAGAGCATCAGCGTCAGCGACAGCGTGGGCGGCACGGCTGACTGGACCCAGGCCAACGACGACGGCTACGGCTCCGGCGGCCCGCAGCTGCCGGGCATCAAGGGCAACGAGCCGCAGGCCGGCAGCAACCGGTTCCAGCCGGGCGGCGGCTCGGTGCTGCGCGGCGGCCGGGCAGTCCGCGGCTGAGCCATGGCATTCGCGTCCGGGACCGTTGAGGTCGGCGAGGACGAGGCCGTCGCGCTGTGCGGCGTGCCCCCGTCCGGGGTCCGCGTGCGGAACCTCGGCAGCGTCACCGTCTACCTCGGCGATTCCGGTGTCGGCGAGAACGGTTACCCGCTGGACGGCGGCCAGAGCGGCACCTTCCCTGGCATCGAGCCGAAGGAAAGCACGCTCGTCCCGGCCCCGCCCGACGACCTGGCCGCGCCCGTGCTGTACGCCCGCACCGGCAAGGGCACCGGCACGTCCCGCGTCAGCTACATCGCGTAGGAGGCAGCAGTGCAGGACCTGAGCAGCCTGGCCAAGGACAGCATGTGGGTGACCAGCCAGGAGGCCGGCAACATGATGAGCGGCCGGCCGGGAGCCATGTCCGCGCCGGGTTCCCAGCCGGTCACCCCGCTGCCGCCGGCCAAGGACCAGGGCGTGCCCTCGGTGGAGAACTCCCCCGGTGCGCAGCCCGGTCCCGGCGACGACGGCAAGCCGAAGGCCCGGACGACGGCCGGGAAGCCCGCCCTGCCCGAGCCGTCCTGGAGCAAGACCACCACTCCGGAAGTCGTCCGGGAAACCTAGGAGGAAACCATGCCGCGAGTCCCCGCCGGGATCACGTCCACCCCCGACGTGCCGGGCCAGCCGTATGACGCCACGTCCGGCAGTGCGCTGGGCAAGTGGAAGCCGGTCGACGCCAACTCCGGTCCCGCCTCGATGGATTCCGGTGCGTGCACCGGGGACTTCGAGTCCGATTCGGACTGGAGCCAGACGTGAGCGATATCAGCCGGGTTTACGCCGCGGGCAAGGAACCCGGGCTGGTCTCCGGTACCGCCGCGTCCAACACGGCCGGCGGCGGGGTCCCGCAGCCGGCCGGCAAGGAACTCGCCAGCCTGGTGAACCAGCACAGCAGCCACGACTACAAGGATGACCGGACCAAGTGAACGTCCTCGCCAGCTCGTTCGCTGTCAGCGGCGCGCACGGGTTCCTGATCCTGATCGCGTTCATCCTGTTCGCGGTCGCCGCCGTGGTCGCCTGGGTGGTCACGCCGCGCGCTATCTGGGCCACCTTCGTCGCGGCCGGGCTCGCGCTGTACATGCTCGCCCTGCTGTTCACCGGGTGACCCCCGGCCAGGCCTCGTACGAGGCGTACTGCGAGAAGGCCGGCGGGGTCAGCCTGGTTTCCGGCGAGCCGCTGCCGGGCTGGGATCTCCTGCTCCCCGACGTCCGGGACGCCTGGGAGTCCGCCGCGCAGGCCGCGGTCCGGGGCAGCACCGGGAACGGCGTGGAATACCGCAGTAGTTAGTGCGGTTGGCTAACTACATGATCACAGGACTCGCCAGGGTCGCTGCCGTCACAGCAGCCGCCCTGCTCACCGGATGCATGTCATCGCCAGTCACCGGCCAGCAGGCCGCCGCCCCGGTCTCGGCCGCTACCGCCCGCATGGCATACCCCGCCAGCTGGACGCTGCCTAACGGGAAGATCAGCCCCGGCGCCGTCCAGCACGGCTTCACGGTCAGGGACATCTGCCCGCACGTGAACCCGGCCCTGGAGAAGATGCGGCCGGGTACCGCGGAGAAGAACAAGGTCTACGCCATGTACGGCATCAGGACCCATCCCGCGGGCAAGTACGAGATCGACCACATCATCCCGATCGAGCTGCTGGGCCAGGCCGGGGCCAGCACGGCAGACCCCGCGCTGAACCTGTACCCCGAGCTGAACGACAAGCCCGACCCGGTGATGATCAGGAAATACCACCTGAGCGCGGCTTACGTGCATAACTCGAAAGACATCCTGGAAGACGTTCTCCACCAGAAGGTCTGCGCCGGGACCGTGCCGCTCGCGACCGCCCAGCGCGACATCGCCACCGACTGGCGGGCCGCTTACGTGAGGTACGTAGGCCGGCCGGCGTAGTCTTGCCCGGTGAGAGACACCATCTCCCGCTGGCTGGTGCCCCGCACCCCGCGCCGCCGGGCCTGGCAGGGAGCGGCCTACGCCGTCATCACCCTGGTCGCGCTGACCGCCGGCACGTTCCGGTACATGGCGCTGCACCAGCCGGTCCCCGCCCCGGCCGCCGCGACGTCGGGCGCGGGGAACCACGGCCAGGGCGGCAAGACCGCGCCGCCGCACCGGGCGCGTACCGCGGTCCAGCCGGTCCCGGCCGCGGTCACGCCGGCTCCCGTCCCGTCCGTCTCGCCGGCCCCGCAGCCGCGCTCGCAATCGCACCCATCGCCGTCATCCCGGACCTCGACCTGGTGGACGACGGTCACCTCGCCGCCATCCAGCCGGGACGGCCAGCCTTCGCCGCCGGCCTGGACGTCGCCCCCGTCACCGGACCCCGTGGTGACGGTCACGGCTCCGCCGCCCTCGGTCACGCCTTCGGATCCGCCCGCCTCATCAGGTACTGAAGCACCTCCGCCCCCCGCCCCGGGTAGCTTACGATGGCTCTCATGAGCCACTGCCTGAGGTCGTTCGCGAAGCCAGGCTTCCTGCCATCCGAGGGAGCCCGGCATGAGGATCCTGGTTACCGGCGGCGCCGGCTTCATCGGCAGCGGCCTGGTCCGGAAACTGCTTGATTCCGGCCACGAGGTCCGGGTACTGGATGACATGAGCCGGGGCCAGCCGAACAGGCTGCACGGGCTCCCGGTCCAGATCGTCACCGCCGATGTCCGCGACCCTGATATGACGGCCTACGCCATGCAGGGCTGCGACATGGTGGCGCACCTGGCCTACCTGCAGGGCACCCAGACGTTCTACGCCAACCCGCGCACGGTGCTCGATGTCGCGCTGCGCGGGATGCTGGCCGTGCTGGACGCCTGCCAGCGGACCGGCTGCGGGGAGATGCTGCTGGTCTCCAGCTCCGAGGCCTACCAGGTGGCGGAGCAGGTGCCCACCCCGGAGACCGTGCCGCTGTCCGTGCCGGACCCGATGAACGCCCGGTACTCCTACGGCGGCGGGAAGATCGCCTGCGAGCTGCTGGCGCTGGCCTGGGCCCGGGACGGCATCCTGGACCGCGCGGTGATCGCCCGGCCGCACAACATCTACGGCCCGGACATGGGCCGCGAGCACGTCATCCCCGAGTTCGCGCTGCGGATGAACCGGTTCACCGCCGAGCAGCCCGAGGGGATCATCGACTTCCCGATCCAGGGCACCGGCCAGGAGACCCGCAGCTTCTGCTACATCGAGGACTGCACCGACCAGCTCGCGCTGCTGCTGGCCCGCGGCATCACCGGCATCTACCACGTCGGCACCATGGACGAGCACACGATCGAGGACGTTGCCTGCGCCATCGCGGACCGGTACGGCCGGGAGATCAAGGTGGTGCCCGGCAAGCTGCCGCAGGGCTCGCCGCCGCGCCGGCTGCCCGCGCTGGCCAAGCTCCGCGGGCTGGCCGGCTCGCACCTGGCCGTCACCCCGTGGGAGTACGGCCTGGACGCCACCGTCTCCTGGTACCGGGAGCACGGATGACCGCCGCCGCCGCGATCGAGTTCTCCGGTGACCCGTCCCCGGCCCAGTCGTGCGGGATCTGCGGGTCCTCGTACCTGAGCACGTTCCTGGACATGGGCGCCCAGCCGCTGGCCGAGCGCTACGGGGACCACGGCGACCGGTACCCGCTGAAGCTGGTCCGCTGCCAGTCCTGCACCCTGGTCCAGCTCGCCTACCCGTGGCCGTCGCAGCGCGAGCTGTTCCCCCTCGATCACCCGTACGCGACCGGGAACACGGACGCCAACCTGAGCCACTTCAAGCGGCTGGCGGTCGCGGCCGGCTGGAACCTGTCGCCGGGCGACGCCGTGCTCGACATCGGCGCGAACGACGGGACGCTGCTGTCGATGTTCGGCGACGGCATCCGCCGGATCGCGGTAGAGCCGACCGGGCAGTCGGCCAAGATCGACGGGGCCGCGGTGTACCGGGAGTTCTTCACGGTGGGCACGGCGCAGCGGATCCGGCGCGAGCACGGCCAGGTGAAGCTGATCACCGCGTGCAACGTGCTGGCGCACGTCCCGGACCCGCACGATTTCATGTCCGGCGTGGCGATGCTGCTGGCCCCGGGCGGCTCGTTCGTGACCGAGAACCACGACCTGCGCTCGCTCACCCAGGGCCTGCAGATCGACACCGTGTACCACGAGCACCTGCGCTACTACGACCTGACCTCGCTCGGCCGGCTGCTGACCATGCACGGGCTGGCCGCCGATGAGGTGATGAAGATCTCGATGCACGGCGGCTCGTTCCGGGTCACCGCCCGCAAGACCGCGCACGCCGACATCCAGCTGCGCGCCGCGCGGGCCGGCCGGGACCTGCACCGGATGCTGGAGAAGCTGACCGGTTCCGGCGCCCGGGTGTACGGGGTCAGCGCCGCCACCCGCGCCACGCCGCTGATGTACTTCGCCGGCATCACCCGGTTCATCACCTGCGTCTGCGAGGCCGAGGGCAGCGAGAAGATCGGCCTGACCATGCCGGGCACCGCGATCCCGGTCGTGCCGGACGGCAGGCTGATCGCCGACCAGCCCGAGTACGCGCTGCTGTTCTGCTGGCATATCGCCGCCTCGGTGGTGCCCCTGCTCCGGGCGGCCGGCTACCGCGGCAAGTTCATCGTCCCGCTGCCGGAACCGGAGGTCATCGATGACTGAGCTGATACCAGATCCGGAGCTGGAGCAGCGCGTCCGCGCGGAGCTGCGCGAGACCGCGGAGGGAACCGAGCCCGGAGACGACGGCCTGGCGAGGATCCAGGAGCGCATTGCGGGGCTGCGGGGCGCCATCGAGGACCTGGCGGCCGGGAATGGCTGACCGGTACGAGGACGACCGCGGCGTCATCCAGGACCTGCTCGGCCGGGTCGACGCGGTGACCGAGATCATCACCCGGGCCGGCGCCGTCCGCGGCAACCACGTCCACCAGCGCACCACCCAGTGGACCTACGTCTGCTATGGCCTGATGACGTTCGCCTGGTGGGAAGACGACGGCGTGCACACCCGGCAGGGCAGGCCCGGCGACCTGATCGAGGAGACGGCCGGCATCCCGCACGCCTGGAAGGCCGACACCGACTGCCGGGTCATCGTGCTCACCCGCGGCCCGAGGTCGGGGGAGGCGTACGAGACCGACACCCAGCGGCTGCCGGAGAACGCGAGGCTGCTGACGTGAGCCGGCCGACCTGGGACTTGCTCGTCACCTCCATCCCGCACCGTCACGACACCCTGTGCGAGCTGCTGAAGGACCTGGACCGGCAGGTCACCCCGCACTCCTCGCACATCGGCGTGCTGCTCTACCGGGACAACCTGGCCGTGGCCTACGGCGACAAGACCCGGGCCCTGATCGAGGCCAGCTCGGCCGAGTACGTGAGCTGCGTGGATGACGATGACCTGCTCGCCCCGGACGGCGTGAGCCGGGTCTGCGCCGCGCTGCGGAACCGGCCGGACTACGTGGGCTTCTCCGTGGCCTGGACGAGAGACGGCGTGCCGCAGCTGCCGGCGGAGCACTCGCTGCGCCACCCGGCCTGGGATAACGGCGCGGACATGCTGAAGCGGTCGGTGATGCAGTTCAACCCGATCCGCCGTGACATCGCGCTGGACGGGGAATGGGCCGGCGGGTACGAAGCCGAGCGGCACTGGCAGGCCGGGGTGATCGCGGCCGGCCGGTGCAAGACCGAGACGTGGATCGGCGGGCCTCCGGTGTACCTGTACCGGGAGCGGAGCAGCGACACCTTCAAGACGGCGCGCACCCCGTTCCCCCCGGACCAGATCCGGCCGCTGCCGCAGTACCCGTGGCTGACCGCGCTGAGCACGGCGAGCAGCGTATGACCAGGGAGGCGTGCAGCGGGGACTTCTGCGGCTTTGCCCCGCGCCCGGCCGCGAAGCCGAGCCGCGTCAGCAGCCGGGCACGCCTCCCTGCGGTGACCCCGTGAGCGGGCACGGGCGGCTCGGGCTGCTGGTCCCGTCGCGCAGGCCGGCCGGCGCCGCCAGGCTGTGGCAGTCGATGAAGGACACCTGCGGCGGCGGCACCTCGCTGATCCTCGGCATCGACGCTGACGACCCGGCCCTGGAGGCGTACCCGGCCGGGCCTGGCTACGTGATCGCCGGCGGCCTGCGCTACGTCACCGCCTGGGTCAACTACCTGACCCTGACCACCTGGGGCCAGTACGAGTTCCTCGGCCACGTGGGCGACGACAACACCTGCGACACGCCCGGCTGGGATGACCGGATCCGGGACGCGCTGCGCCGCCAGCCGTTCGCCTTCGCCAACGACAGGTACCCGCGCGAGCCGGGGAGCCTGAGCTGCCACATCTTCATGCGCGCCGAGGTGGCCGGGACGCTGGGCTACTTCGGGCCGCCGGAGATCAGCCACATGTACGTGGACGTCGCCTGGATGGCCTGGTGCCTGGGCTGCGGGCACGAGTACCTGGATGACGTCCTGCTGCCGCACCACCACTACACGCTCGGCGCCGACCGCGACGCCACCTACGCCGCCAGCTACGCCCGGACCTCCCCGGACCTGGACGCCTGGCATGCCTACTCGCGGAGGCAGGGGACAGGAGGACTCAACGACGATATCGCCAAGCTCGGCGGCGAGCCGTTCACCGCGGCGCGGCTGTCCGAGTTCAACGCAAGGCTGAACATACCGGAGAGGTGGCCGTGGTGAGCGAGCTGTGGAGGTACGCGCGATCGAGCCCGGAAGGACTGATCCGGGTCAGCGCCCTGGTCGTGACGGCGGCTGTCGTCCTGCTCCTGATTGTCATGGCGGTGATCACGCTGGCATGAGCGGCCCCCTGGTCACCGTCATCACCCCGACCTGGCAGCGGCACGGGTTCCTGCTGGACCGGTGCATCCCGTCTGTCCAGGCCCAGGGCTACCCGTGGCTGGAGCACCTGGTGATCAGCGACGGGCCGGACGAGGCGCTGCGGGGGAAGCTGGCCGAGCCGTGGCTGAACGGCTGGAAGAACCTGTGGTACCGCGAGCTGCCCGAGCACGATCCCGAGCCGCACTACGGGCATCACGGCCGGGCGTACGGGCTGGAGATCGCCCAGGGCGAGTACGTCACCTACTGCGATGACGACGACGCGCTGCGGCCGGGGCACTGCCACATGCTGGCCGCCGCGCTCGACGCCGAGCCGGGCGCCGGCTTCGCGGTGTCCCGGATGGCCAGCCACGGCCCGAACGGCATGAACGTCATCGGGCACGGGCCGCTTGCGTGCGGGAACGTGGGCACGCCGATGATCATGCACAGGCGCGGCGCCCTGGACGGCCTGCCCGGCTGGGATCATCCCGGCCAGTTCGAGGACTGGGACTTCGTGCTGGCGATGATCAACGCCGGGATCAGCCACGTCCGGGTAGAGGAGGAGACGGTCGACGTGTGGCCGTCCCTGTACCGCTGAGCATCTGGCCTACCTCGTCTTCCTCCCCGGTTGCCGTGACGGTGCCGGTCCGGTCCGAGAGCAGCAGCTGCGTCCAGCCCTCGTCCCCGGCCTGCCTGATGCCGATCCTGCCGCCGGGCTTGCTGGCGATCCACATCAGGTAGGCGTACATCTGCAGGGCCCGGTTGATCGTGTCCGTCTTGGTGTCGCCGGTCAGCTTCACGGCCAGCGTGAGCGCGGCGTCGGAGCGCGGGATGAGGTTGACCGTGACCCGGGTCAGCGGGGAGTTTTCCGACTTTGCCATGCAGCCATTGTATGACCATCGTATGACCAGTGGCAACCGCGGCCGGGTCCGGTAGGCTGCCGTCAGCGCCTGCGGCCGGCGACGGAGCCAGGACGGTCCCTCTCACCTGAGCGGAGTCCTGCCATGACCCAGCCGGCGCCGGTCCCGGACGGCCTCCCCCCGCTGTTCGATACCGGAAATCAGATGATCGCGGTGACGCCGTGCCACATGGTGACCGGCAAGGTGGACGTCCCGGACGGCGAGCGCGGCGTGCTGACCATCCGGAACGCGAACACCACGCTGACCGTCATCCTGGCCAAGGCCGACGTGGTGCAGTGGATCGAGACCCTGGGCGGGCTGCGGGACGCGCTGTCCGGGGCCGCCCTGGTGCTGCCTTCGCCCGGTGACGCGCTCCGGATCGCGAACGGGCAGCAGCGGTGAGGCCGTCGCCCGGCCGGATCGTGCACTACGTCCCGGATGAGCACGCCGTCGTGCTGCCGGACCGGTGCCAGGCCGCGATCGTCACCGCCGCGGGCGACCCGGGCGGGGAGGTCGTGCTGGCCGTGTTCGCCCCCGGCGTCACCCGCCACGTCTTCGGCAGCGCGCACGACGAGGAGGCCAAGGCGCCGGGCACCTGGCACTGGCCCGAGCGGACGGGCGGGTGAAGATCTTCGCCGGCCACGACGGCGGCTCGGGGTGCTCGTGGTACCGGATGGAGATGCCGCTGCGCGAGCTGGAAGCCGCCTCCGAGGATATCGAGGTGACGTTCGCCGGCGCCGGGTACCGGAGCGGGCCGCCCCCGGTGACCGCATCCATGCTCCAGGGCCACGACGTGATCGTGGCGCAGCGCTGGAACACGCACAAGGGCCTGGGGGTCTGGCGCCGGGCCCGGTCGCCGTACAGCCGGCTGGTCTACGAGCTGGACGACGACGTGCTGAGCGTGACCCCGGACAACTGGAACGCCTACCAGCTCTACCGCAAGCCGGAGATCCGCGACGCGGTGATCCACGCGGCCGAGACCGCCGACCTGGTGACCGTCTCGACCGGGCCGCTGGCCGCCGTCATGCGCCAGTTCTGCCCCGATGTCGCGGTCGTGCCCAACGCCATCCCCGGCTGGGTGCTCGCGCTGCCCCGCACGCCGCGGGCCCGGCCCCGGATCGGCTGGACCGGCGGCGCTAGCCACGGCGTCGACATCGGCCTGGTCGCCGATCCGGTGCGCCGGTTCCTGCGCCGGCACCCCGGCTGGGACCTGCACATCGGCGGCACCGACTACCGGCCGACGTTCGCCGCCCCCGCTGACCGGATGTTCTACGGGAAGTGGGTCCAGGTGAACGAGGACCCGGAGGGGTTCTACTCCTCGATCGACTTCGACATCGGGCTGTGCCCGGTCCAGCCGACCGTCTTCAACGACTCCAAGAGCGCGATCAAGGCGATCGAGTACGGCGCCCGCGGCATCCCGGCCATCTGCTCGGACGTGCCCGCCTACCGGCCGGTGATCGAGCACGGCATCAACGGGTTCCTGGTGAAGCGCGATCATGAGTGGCTGAAGTACGCCTCCGAGCTGGCCGCCGACGACGGGCTGCGGGACAGGATGGGCGAGGCGGCCCGGGAGATGGCCCGCCGGCACCTGATCGAGGACCGCTGGCGGGACTGGGAGGCGGCGTACCGGGGGCTGTTCCGGTAACCTGCGTGATCCTGTCTGCTGCTGTATGATAGGCAGTACCGAGATGTTCAGGGACAGGCATCGCGGGCCTTCGGCGAAAGCCCCCGGAAGGGCCCCCATCGGGGTTACCTGCTCAAGGGGGCTTTTGCTATTACCGGGGCTTCCAGCCGGCCGGCCGCACCTTGCCGTGGCTGGCCAGGTGCGCCCGCATCTCCGGCCAGCGCCGGCCCCAGATGACGCCGAGGAGCGCATCGGCGCACCGGGCGCAGATGTGCGACGGGCCGGTCGTGCTGGTCACCACGGCATCGCCGCCGCACCGGCCGCAGGCCCGGGTGCAGGTGACGGGCTTGACGTCGTACACGGCTCCTCCCTTCCGGCTACTCGCCCTTGACGTTGACCAGCTGGTGCAGCTCGTGCCGGATCTCCACCAGGTCCGCGGAGTCGGCCATGACCTGCCCGATGTCCTTGTACGCGCCCGGGATCTCGTCCAGGAACGCCCGGCCGGAACCGGACCGCCACTCGATGCCCTTCATGGCGGCGTGCAGGTCCTGCTCGGTGAAGACCTGCTTGGCCTTGCTGCGCGAGTACTCCCGGCCGGCCCCGTGCGGGCTGGAGTTCAGCGCCAGCGCGTTCCCCTTGCCGGTCACCACGTACGACGCGGCGGCCATCGATCCGGGGATCAGGCCCGGCTTCCCTGCCGTGGCGTCGATCGCGCCCTTGCGGGACAGCCACACCAGCCGGCCGCCGTGGGTCTCCTGCTCGGTGTAGTTGTGGTGGCAGTTGACCTGCTCGGTCACGGCGAACGGGGTTCCCAGCCAGCCGGCGAAAACCTCGTGCACCCGGTCCATCATCTCGGCCCGGTTCAGCCAGGCGAACCGCTGGGCCCAGCGCAGGTCCCGGATGTAGGCCGCGAACTCCTCCGTGCCCTCAGCCAGGTACGCCAGGTCCGGGTCCGGCAGCCGGACGCCCGCCGCCTTGCAGATCCCCAGGGCCGTGCGGATGTGCGCGACGGCCAGCTTGTTGCCCACCCCGCGCGAGCCGGAGTGCAGGAACAGCCAGACCAGGCCGGCCTCGTCCGCGGAGACCTCGATGAAGTGGTTGCCGCCGCCGAGCGAGCCGAGCTGCAGCCGCCAGTTCGGGGCGATCTTCTCCGCGCTGCCCGCGCCGTACAGTTCCTCCAGCTCGGACACCCGGCGGCGGGTTCCCGCGCTGCGGTGCCACTCGGCGTTGTAGTTGCCGGGCGACAGCGGGACGGCCTTCTCGATGCCCAGCCGCATGTCGGCCAGATCCCGGCCGGCCAGCTCGTCCCGGTGCACGCTGGTGCGCCACGCGATCATGCCGCAGCCGATATCCACGCCGACCGCGGCGGGCATGATCGCCCCCTCGGTGGGGATGACCGAGCCCACGGTGGCGCCCTTGCCCAGGTGGGCGTCGGGCATCAGCGCGATGTGCGGGTAGATGAACGGCATGGACGAGGCCGTGCGCGCCTGCTCGCGCGTCACCCGGTCCAGGATGGACGCCCAGCTCAGCAGCTTGCCGTTGATCCGTTCCATGGTTCGGCTTCCCTTCCGACCGGTCGGATGATCCAAGACCACAGCGTGAGCACCGGAGCTGGCCCTGCGGGACTCGAACCCGCGTCTGCGGCTTAGGAGGCCGCCGCCCTAATCCTCTGGACTAAGGGCCACTGGAGGGACGCCAGGGAGTTGAACCCTGCCCTGCGGTTTTGCAGACCGCATCCCGCACCGGCAAGATACGCCCCAGGAGACAGCAGCGGTCAGGGGGAGTCGGACCCCCGGCCGGATAACCCGTGATTGCCGCTCCGGCGGCCACTGCTGTTCTCGCGCCCCTGCCCGGAGCCGAACCGGGCGTCTGTCCTTCGGAGGGACAGGGGAAGATCCGCTACCAGGGGCTTGCTTACTCAGGTCCTTCATCCCGCTCGTCACCGAGCCGGGTCACGACGGCCGGCGGCCGGGTTACCACGACCGGGCCTATCGTCCAGCCTTCCCGGCAGGCATGCTCCAGGATCACGCCGGCCGCCTGGGTGATCGAGATACCCGATTTCGCGGCCTCGGCGGCCAGGTACGCGTGGGTTGAGGTGCGGACCCGCATCTGCGTCGTCGTCCATCCAGGTGTGTCTGCCATATGGACATGTTATCAGGACCTGGTGCGCCCGGATGGACTCGAACCACCGTACCCAGAGGGACCTGGTTTACAGCCAGGCGCGATTGCCGCTCTGCCACGGACGCATGGGGTGAGATACGGGAGTCGGACCCGTCTTGCAGGGTTCACGGCCCTGCGCCTTCCCTCGACGGCAAATCCCACCATGAAGGGGAGCTGGCACGGACTGCTCCACCGCTGCACATAGCGAGGCTCCGGGTCATCCCCTACCTCTTTGCAGCTCCCCTAGTGGACGCACCTGGGATCGAACCAGGGGCCTGCCGGGTGTGGACCGGCTGCTCGTACCGCTGAGCTATACGTCCTTGAGTACGCCCGAAGGGAGTCGAACCCCCATTCCTGGATCCGTAATCCAGTGCCTTGTCCTTTAGACGACGGGCGCTAGGTACTGCGTGGTCGCACCTGGGATCGAACCAGGGGCCTTCGCCGTGTCAGGGCGACGCTCATACCGCTGAGCTACGCGACCATGGCGGGACATACCGGATTTGAACCGGCGGCTTCCACCTTGACAGGGTGGCACTCTAACCGCTGAGTTAATGCCCCATGGGGTACTGCGCTCCGGTGACAGGGCTCGAACCTGTGACATCCCGCTTAACAGGCGGACGCTCTGCCAGCTGAGCTACACCGGATCGGGTCCGCCTCGTGCCGGCGGACGCCAGGATGATCATGGCCGAGCACGCGGCCAGCTCGTACGCCGGGTAGATGATCCCGGCCGGGACAGTGAGATCCGCGGCGGCCAGCGCGATGCCGGCCCCGGATGCGATCAGGACCCAGGGCACCATCGGCTCCTCGCCGCGCCAGGCGTTCGCGTAGGACGGGGCGAACGCCGCCAGGTCGGCCAGGACCGACGCCGCTACCGCCCAGGCCGGGGGAGCGACGGCCAGCAGGACCAGCCCGCCCGTGCCGAGGACCAGCGCGATGACGTCCAGCCGGCCGCACTCGCGGTCGCCGTGCCGGATGCCAGCACCCAGGACCGCCAGCGCGGTGACCGCCCCGGCGCCGGCCAGCAGCGCTCCCGGGAGCTGCCCGGCCTTCGCTGCTCCCGCCGAGGCGACCGCCATCGAGACGGCCCAGATCGCCCAGGACGCCAGCCGCGGGTCGGCCTCGTGCTTCCGGACGGCGGTGAGGTAGCCCCAGCTGCCCGCGATGACCAGCAGGCCGGCCAGGATCCCGGCGCCGGCCCGCATCAGGCGGAAGCGGGCGTGCGGGCCATCCCCGGCAGCACCGGCTCGTGCACCAGGTGCAGCAGGTCGGGCCCGAAATGGCCGCGGATGACGGCGGTCACCGTCACGTAGGCGAACGGCTTGCAGGAGTGCAGGTCCAGCGAGGCGAACCCGGTGCCGTCCGGGTAGTCCCAGCACATCAGCGACCAGCCGGAGTAATCCCAGTGGCACATCACGGCCAGGCCCAGCGGGCACTTCCCCGAGATGTCCAGGTCCAGGACGCTCATGCCCATCGCGCTGGCCAGCCGGGGGGAGAACAGCTCGGCGTCGGCGACCCGGACGTGCCTGCGGAGGGTGAACTCCGCGACCATCCGCTGCCGGTGAATCCCCGGCGCAAGATCCTTCATGGCCCTCCCTGTGCCCGCCGGCGACTGCCGGGCTGCCCGGGAAATCACGATAACATACCGCAGTCAAGTGGTAGCGGAGGGCGGATTCGAACCGCCGTTCTCCGGCTTATGAGGCCGGCGAGGACAACCGAACTCCTCTACTCCGCGGTGGCCCCAGCCGGATTCGAACCGGCGATCGCCGCCTTGAAAGGACGGTGGCTTAGCCCGCTTGCCCATGGGGTCGTGGTACTCCGTAGCCCTGACCGGATTCGAACCGGCGTGACCGGCTTGAGGGGCCGGCATCCTCGTCCGCTAGATGACGGGGCCGTGGGTGAACACTGTTAATCCTGCACGGATGACGGATGTTTCGCCCGCACGTGCAATCACGCTGCGTACTGGGGTCTTGACGGTGAGGTCTCCGCGTGCCTACGGTACCGCTGAGCGAACCCGAGACAGGGAGATCATCATGTCCAGGACCAAGAAGGCCATCATCATCGTCCTCGCCGCGGCCGGCCTCGCGGCCAGCGCCGGCGCCATCGCCGAGTCGGGCGGCGGGCCGGCCCACGCCGTGGCGTTCTACTACCGCGGCTAGGCGCGCTGACCGGGATTCGGACCCGGGACCTCCCGCTTAGAAGGCGGTTGCTCTGTCCGGCTGAGCTACCAGCGCATGGCGGGCGGCCCCGGGCCGGCTACAGGTACGCCAGCGGGTGGGACGGGCGGGAGTCGAAGTCCTCCACCGACAGGGCCAGGATCAGCACGTGGAAGATCCGCGCGGCCCGCCTGGTGTTCCCGTCCAGCTTCCCCCACGGGCAGATGAACGGCGCGACCCTGGCCGGGTCGTCGCGGACCGGGCCGTACGTCCAGCCCAGCTGGATCAGCCGCTGCACCCGCAGGTCGTGCACCTCGCCCGGGGTCAGGCCGTTGCGGGCCAGCCGCACCGATTCCAGGACCGCGGCCCGGCGGCTGCCCGGCAGCTCCCGGTAGGTGTGGGCCACGGCGGCTTCATGGTCATACAGGACGTTCAGCGCGGCGTAGCAGATCTCGGCGATTTCCTGTTCGGTCAGCACAGCTGCCGACCCCCTTTCCCCCGGCTGGAAGCGAGCGGGGTCCGGGCTCGTGAAGATCATGACGATACCAGCCGGCCGGGTGGGCTGACTCGGGATTGAACCGAGGACGACGCGGGTTAAAGGCCCGCCGCTCGTGCCGCTGAGCTACCAGCCCGTAGGCCCGACCGGATTTGAACCGGTGACGCACCCCGTATAAGAGGGCCGCTCATATCCAGGCTGAGCTACGGGCCGTGGTAGCGAGAGCGGGAACCGAGCCCGCGGCCTCCCCGTTATGGGCGGGGCGCTCTGCCAGCTGAGCTATCTCGCTGCGAGAAGCGGCAGCCGCCCGGCCTGAGCGCGGGCGGCTGCCAGAGGTGAAACGGGACGGTTAGCCGTCGTGCCCGTTCGAGGCCACGCCGGAAGCGGTGATCTGGGTCTCGGAGAACTTCGGCGCGTCAGCCGGGTTCGTGTCGCACCCGTGGTGGTGATGATGGCTGCGCTTCAGGACCGTGAACTGGAACAGCCGGTACGTGCCCCACCCGGTGGCGTGCTGGTACCTGCCGGTGCCGCCGAGGAACTTCCAGGTGCCGGTCTCGGCGTAGGTGACGGTGCAGTTCTGCAGGTTCAGCCTCGGATGGCCGGCCCAGGTGGTCTTGTGCCCGGCGTTGACCGTGCCGTGCTCGAACGTGAAGACATCCAGGTTCGGGGTTGCCTGGTTGTCGGTGCCGTCATGGCCGCGGACCGGGCCGTAGGCGTTCACGGTGCCGTCCGGGTTGTCCGTGCTGATCGAGATGGTGACGAACTCAGGCTTCAGGTCGTGCCGGGGGCTCGCGCTGGCTGCTCCTGCGGTCAGCGGGACCGCCACGGCGGCTGCGAACGCGACGGCCGCAGCCGTGCGCCATCCTGGGAATCTCATGTGCGTGATCGTCCTTCCGGGTCTGGCCGGGAGCCGGCACCGATGCCGCCCCCTAGCACAACCGGACAGCTTAGCCCAGTCCCGCACATGATCGCCAGCATCACGAGTGGGCGCCCCAGGAATCGAACCTGACTGTACTTGCTTATCAGGCAAGCCTCTTGCCACCAGCCGAGCTGGCGCCCGTGAGCAGATCAGAGGAGGGTAGAGGTGTCGATCCCCACGGCCTCGCGACCGCCTCCGGTTTTCGAGACCGGGTGCACCGCCGGGTGCGTACCCTCCGCGGAGGAGCGTGCGGGATTCGAACCCGCGGAGGACGGTCACCCGCCTCACCGCCTTAGCAGGACGGCGCCTTCAGCCAGCTCGTGCCAACGCTCCGGGTACTGCGTGCGCGCGGGGAGAGTCGAACTCCCACGCCCTTGCGGGCATACGGGTCTGAGCCGTACGCGTATACCAGTTCCAGCCACGCGCGCGAGGAGATCACGACAGCTCGATGACTGCCGCCGATGTGCATGAGGTTCAGGTCAGGCGTGCCGTCGCCAGTTCTCTCATGTCGTGATCTCAAGAGCGGTTGACGGGGTTCGAACCCGCGGCCTTCACCTTGGCAAGGTGACGCGCTGCCAGCTGCGCCACAACCGCATTAACTAGTCTTCATGAACTTCCGGCTGATCTCCTGCACGGCCGGGCTGCTGCTCGCGGCGGCCGGGCTGGCGCTCGCGCTGTCCTGGCACCTCGACCCCGGGTGGGCGAAGGGCGCCGCGTGGTGGTTCCTGGTGGCCGGGTACCTGACGACGGCCTTCAGCGAGCCGTGGAGGCTCCGCCGCGATCGACGGCTCAGAGCCCCGACCCAGATTTGAACTGGGGACCTCGGCCTTACCATGGCCGCGCTACTGCCGGCTGAGCTACCGGGGCGGGTGCGCGTTGCGTACGCGCTGGCTGCCGGTGAATGCCTGGGGCAGCCGTGAAGCTGAGGGCGCTGGATTCGAACCAGCATTGCGGGGGCCAAAACCCCGGGGCCTGCCGTTAACCGAGCCCCCATGGACCTGGTGGCAGAGCGGAACTTACGCTGTGCCATGTGCCAGGGCAGAGCATCCTGAACGACCGCGAGGCGGTCACCGCGGCGGTCCGCCGGAGCAGCTCGATGGCCGGGACGCTGAAGCTGCTGGGCCTGCGGCCGGCCGGCGGGAACTACCAGGCGCTGCGGCTGGCATGCCGGAAGTTCGGGCTGGAACCTCCGGTCTACCGGGGCGGCCCGCGCCAGGGAAAGCCCGCTGCGAGGCCGCCGAAGATCAGCTGGCCGGATCATGCGCAGCTGCGGATGCTGGTGGCGGCCACGTCCTACGCGGAGGCCGGCCGCCAGCTGGGCGTGTCCGGGACCGCGATCCGCAAGCGGCTGCAGCGGCCTGCGGAACCGAGCCGGCTACCCGTCTCGAACGGGTCACCTGCCCCTTACAAGGGGGCCGCTCTGCCAGCTGAGCTAAGCCGGCGTGACTGGCCGGTGCCGGTGGCCGTGGCCCTGGTGGCCGCCGCCGCCGCGGCTGGCTGCATGCTGGCCCTGGCCATCCGGGACGGATCTGCCGTCGCGCTCGCCGCCGCCGCCGGATGCTGCGCGCTCGTGCTGGCGACCGCGCTGGCCTGAGTGTCCGAGGCGGGACTTGAACCCGCACGCCCCTTCCGGAGCACACGGCCCTCAACCGTGCGTGGCTGCCGTTACACCACCCGGACGTGTTGTCCTGGCATGAACCAGGACGCGGAGTTATGCTCACCGCATGAATATTCCGGTATCACCGTACGTAGTTGGTCCGACGAGGTACCGGCGCAGGCTCGCGTACCTCGTCGGCAGCCTCCCGGGCGCCGGGCCGCTGGAGGCCATGGGCAGCGCCCTGTGGTACCTGGGCGATTCGCTGAGGTACCTGCCCGGCGGCGAGACCGGCAAGCGGGCCGGCTGGATTGAGGAGGAGCTGCGCGCGGTCGGCCGGCTGCCCGGCATCACCGTGCTGTCTGACGCCTACGAGGACTACGAGCACACCCCGCACTTCCGCGCTGAGGCGTGGCCGATGACGGCAGGCGACTTCGGGCCCGCCATGCAGCTGATCCCGTCCTTCACCGAGGAATGGCCGTACTTCCGGCAGCTCCGCGAGGACTACGACCGGCCGGACCTGCTGCTCCAGCGCGGCGTGCCCGCGCCGCTGGACCTGTCCCTGTACGCCTTCAAGGGCGAGGGGCTCGCTCCCGGCCTGCTGGATCCCATTACCGCGGCCAAGGCCGACGCGGTGCTGGCCGTCAATACCGAGGCGCGCGGCCGGGTCATGTTCCAGCTCGAAAGCCCGGCGGCGGTGGCCATGGCGGCGGACGGCCAGGCCAAGTTCGCGGCCCGGCTGCTGGCCCAGCTGCCCGGCCAGTGCCCCGGCACCATCTGGGGCGTCCACCTCTGCTTCGGCGACTGGCATCACAAGGCCATGACGCACCTGGGGAACGCGGCCCCGCTGGCCGACCTGGTGACCGCGCTGGCGGCCGAGTGGCCGGGGCTGGTCCCGTGGCAGGTCCTGCACCTGCCGATGGCCGCGGCGGACGAGCCGCCGTCGCTGGACCCGGCATGGTACGAGCCGCTGCGCGGGATCCGCGAGACGCTGCCGGCCGGGTGCCAGCTGGCCGCCGGGTTCGCGCACGCCGGCCGCTCGCTGAAAGAGCTGCGGCAGCTCCAGGACACGATCGAGGCGATCTGGGGGGCCGAGGTGATGGTGGCCGCCGCCTGCGGGCTGGGCCGCTACCCGGACCCGGACGAGGCGCTGAAGGTGCTGACCAAGATGGCCATCCTGGCCGGGCCGCGCTGAGAGCCCCTTGCAGGTACCGGTCCTGCGGCCTTCCGCTTACGAAACGGATGCTCCGCCATTGAGCTAAAGGGGCGTGGCTCCGGGAGCTGGGGTCGAACCAACGTTGACGGCTTCAGGGGCCGGCGTCCTGCCATTAGACGATCCCGGAATGGTGGGCGAGGAGGGAGTCGCACCCTCATCTGACCGGGTTTGAGCCGGCCCGCTCTGCTAGTTGGACGTACTCGCCCGTTGTGCGCCGCGAGAGGATCGAACTCCCGACACGCCGGTTAAGAGCCGGCTGCTCTACCGCTGAGCTAGCGGCGCGCGGAGCCCTAGACCGGAATTGAACCGACATTCCCTGGTTGGAAGCCAGGCACACTAGCCATTGTGTTACTAGGGCGTGGCGGGACCTGGAGATACTGAGACTCCGACCTGCGGTATTTCACACCGCCGCTCTGCCGCTGAGCTAAGGCCCCATGTTCTGCTACGTCGGGAACCCGGGTGCCGCCCCCGGTTTCTCCTGGCTCCAGACCAGGCGGATTGCTGTCTTCCTCGCTCCCGGTCGGGCTGGCCGTATTCGAAACGGCGGCCTCCCGGCCCCCAGCCGGATGCTCTGACCAAACTGAGCTACAGCCCGTAAACCTGAGCAGGGACCGGGTGACCCCGGCCGCGGAGTGTGTGCCGCGCTTGCGCCCTGCTCTCCGTCTGGCTAGCAGGATTTGAACCTGCGGCCTTCTCGTCCCGAACGAGACGCGCTGCCAAGCTGCGCTATAGCCAGTCGATGTTTTACGTGAAACGTGGAGCTAGCCGGAATCGAACCGGCGGCCTTCTCGGTGCGAACGAGACGCGCTACCTGCTGCGCTATAGCCCCAGATGGCAGCTGATTTCAGGTCCGGTCATGGGAGCCCTCGCGGACTGCCGGACGCCCAGCTCAGCTGCCGAAGCTGTCCCGTGGAGCCTAGGAGATTCGAACTCCTGACCTTCTGCATGCCATGCAGACGCGCTACCAGCTGCGCCAAGGCCCCGTAGTGATGCTGCGCCCGGCCCGGGTGTCTCATACCCACCCGGGACGGGCCAGCATCATGTCGGCGGGGATGGCGCCCCGCCTGTGGTGCTCACGCTATGGTCTTGTCAAGTGGCCGGCGAGCGGCCTCGGTGACATGCGCCCTCCCTCGCTCTCGCTCGGGCTGACGGTCGCAGGGGCGGAGGGAATCGAACCCCCATTCCGCCGGTTTTGGAGACCGGCCGCCGAGCCAGTGTGGCTCGCCCCTTCGGGTATCCAGTTGTCGTGAGAAACGAAAGACCGCCCTTTCCGGATCTTCCGGGGGGCGGTCCTGGGGCCTGATGGTCCTCTATCCAGGTTCCGCCTCGCCGGGCCGGGTGGCCTCCCATGCGGACAGCATGGCGAACGGGCTGATTCGCCCGTCATGCTGCTTGCGCAGGTAAGGATTCATCACGACTCCAGTATGCCCCGGGTCTCCCCGGTTCCGCCAGCCGGTTTTCCCGGCCGTAGTTCAATCATACGGCAGGAGACAGAGCTTCCGCAACCCGTTAGGCAAGTTAATTTTCACGACTAACTACCGGGGCCTGAGCTGCGGAACTATGCTGGTGCCCAGTGCACGGCCTCCGCTGCCAGGACTCCGGGGGAGCTGCCACCGCCCACCCCACTCGCCGCGGAGGCCGTGCATGACGCGTTGCCTGCTGACGGGCGCCGGCGGCTTCGTCGGGCATCACTTCCTGGAGCACGTGCTGTCCCGCACGGACTGGGATGTCGTGGCCACCGACTCGTTCCGGCACCGCGGCACCACCGACCGGATCGCCCAGGTGCTGCGCGGCACGCCGGCCTGGGAGTCGCGGCCCTGGGACGACCGGGTGACCGTGCTCCAGCATGACCTGCGGGCCCCGTTCAGCGAGCGGTCGGCGCACCTGATCGCCGGCCGGGGCGGGCTGGACTACCTGATCGCGATGGCCAGCCAGAGCCACGTCGACACCTCGATCACCGACCCCGTGCCGTTCGTGGAGAACAACATGGCGGTCGCGCTGAACACGCTGGAGCTGGCCCGGCAGCTCAAGCCGCGCGCCGTGGTGATGATCTCCACCGACGAGGTGTACGGCCCGGTGCCGGCCGGCGGCGCGCATGCCGAGTGGGCGCCGGTCCTGCCGAGCAATCCCTACGCCGCGTCCAAGGCCGCCCAGGAGGCCGTCTCGGTCAGCTACTGGCGGACCTACGGGGTGCCGGTGATCATCACCAACACGATGAACATGATCGGCGAGCGGCAGCACCCGGAGAAGTTCATCCCCAAGGTGCTCCGCGACGTGCTGGCCGGCCGCGAGACGGTCATCCACGGGACGCCCGGCGAGATCGGCTCCCGGCACTACCTGCACGCCCGGAACATGGCCGACGCCGTGGTGTTCCTGCTGAGCCTGGGCCGCCCGGCTGAGTTCCCGGCCGGCCAGAGACCGGACCGGTACAACATCGCCAGCGCCGACCGGATCAGCAACCTGGCCCTGGCGCAGATGATCGCCGGGGCCGCGGGCCGGCCGCTGCGGTACCGGCTGGAGGACTTCCACAGCGCGCGGCCCGGCCATGATCCGCACTACGGGCTGGACCCGGGCAAGATCGCCGCGCTCGGCTGGAAGCCCCCGGTCCCGTTCGCGGAATCGCTGGAGCGGACCATCCGGTGGACGATGCGGCACCCGGAATGGATGCTCGGGTAGCCCGGCCCGGCCTAGGATCTAGGTCATGGCAGGGAAACAGCGCACGACGTACGGCTTCCGCGCAGGTGACAGCCCGCCGGCCGGGCACTGGGCCGCGGGTATCGCCGGGTTCAGCCGGGCGGCTTACCTGGCGGCCGGGTTCGACAGCCTCGCGGAGAAGGCCGGGGCTGAAAACGGCCTGTCGCTGCTGCTCGCCTCGCGCGGGCTGCGTCTCGGGCAGGTGCTGGAGGCCACCCCGGAGCAGGTCCGCGACTGGTACTACGACTGCTACGCCGAGCACTCCGGCGAGCGGCTGGCCGGGGCCTGGGACGTGGTGTCGTTCAGCGCCGGCCTGTACAGCTTCAACTCCGGCGGGTGCCCGGGACGCCCGCACCAGCGGCTCCGGGCCCGGCTGCCGGACCGCCCGTGACGGACGTCATGTCCTGACGCGATCGTCACCACAGGGAAGCCTGCGCAGGGTATGGTCTCCTGGTGACCGCCGCCACCCTGCCGATCCTGCGGGATCATTACTGGAGCCGCATGAGCCGGCACGGGAAGTGGTGGATCGCCGACGAGTCCCCCGGGGGCCTCGGCGAGCGCGAGATATGGGTGGATGAATCCGCGCTCGATATGATCGCCCGGGGCGACGCAGCGCCCGTGACCACGCTGCGCCCCGGTGACGGAACAGGACGGATCGGCGCTATCGTCAGGTTCGGCCCGCAGCCGGGCCTGGGTACCGCCGTCGTCTACACGATCCTGTCGCGGCGCTGGAGCCTGGCCAACGACGGGCGCCCGTACTACGTACTGGCCTGGCCGGACTGACCCCGGCCGGGAGATGAAGGGAGCATTCCGTGGTCCAGACCCTGCCCGGAACCAGCCCTGCGGAGACCCGCGGCGGTGATCACCCGGACTGGACGAGGGCGAGGCCGGGTGAATCACTGCCGGAGACTCCCGAGCCCGAGGAGGCCGGCGACGGCCAGGCCGGGAACGGCGGGTGAGCGCCCCGGACCCCCGGGAAATCGCCGCGATGCTGCTGGCCGTCACTGATATCGAGGCCAAGCACCGCGGCACGATCACCCAGACCGCAGACGAGCACGCCCTGTTCACCCCGTGGATGCCGTTCGAGCCGTACAAGTTCGTCGCGCTGGCGGCCGAGGCGGTCGCCGCGGTGAACTTCCCGGCGGACGGCTCCGAGCGGCCCAGGTTCTTCGAGGTCGGGGCCGGGCCCGGCACCAAGATGCTGATCCTGCGCGACCTGTTCGGGTTCAGCGTGCGCGGCATCGAGCGCACCGACTCCTACGCCGAGGCCGGCCGCGCCATGGGCCTGGACGTGATCACCGCCGACGCCGGCGTCTGGACCGCCTACCACGGGTACCCGCTGATCTGGTTCAACCGGGTCTTCCGTGACGTGCACGCCCAGGAGCTGCTGGAACGCCGCGTCTGGGACTGCGCCAGCGACGGCGCCGTGATCATGTGCGCCAACCTTGAGACCCGGCCGCCGTGGTCGTGGTACCCGGTGCTGGATGCCTGGGACGACGAGCGCTACGGCATCTGGCAGAAGCCGTCCGTGTCCGGAGCCAGCTGATAGCCTGACGATCAGTCAGGCGAGTAGCTGCCGTTGACCGGGCACGGACGGAGCCGGGGATGATCCCGTCCACTGCCCGGGACCTATCTCACGGCCAGGCCTGCCGTCCGTGCCCGGCCTGCGGTAATCTTGCGTTAAGCCTGTGGCACTCTGGCACTCTTGAGCGAGTGAGCCGGGAGGTTCCTTCCGGAAGGCCTCGCTCCCGTGCTCATGGTCACCTGCCCGGGGTGCAGCACTCAGGCGTTTCTTGAGTGCAGCTGCCCCGCTGGCTTCATCGATGCGGTAGGCGCCCATCACGGCGACTGCACGCACTCCGACATCGACGCGAACCTGATCTGCCCGCCCGGCTCGGAGTGCTGCTCGCTCAGCCACGACCACGCCGCCGCGGCCAATTCCTGCCCCGGCACCCACGGCGACGCGCCGTGCCCCGAGCCGCCCGGCGAGTGCGCCACCTGGAAGGGCGCGATCGCCGACGCGTTCCACCCGGAGTTCACCCCGGGCAGCCACCCGCTGTTCTCCGGCAAGGACATCCCGGCGTGCCCCGGCGGCCACTGCCACAAGGACGTCAAGGACTGCACGGTCTGCAGGCCCCTGGTCATCACGGTGCTCCCCGGCACCCAGATCGCCCCCGCGGGGCGGTGAGCTAGATGGCGCAGACTGCGATCGACCAGGCCCGTTCCTCGCTGATGCTCAACGCCAACCTCCCGGTCGGCGGCACCGCCGGGAATCCCGGCACCCAGCTGACCGCGCTGGCCGCCTCGGCGATGAAGCTCAAGCTGACGTCCACCGCCAGCACCGGAGCCTCATCCGGAACCGAGCTGACCGGTTCCGGGTACACCGCCGGCGGAACCGCGTTCTCCGACATCGCCAGCTCGCAGGTGTCCTCGTCCGGCTCGAACGTGCTGCTGCCGAAGACCACCGCGTTCACCTGGACGAACGCCTCGGGCGGCGCCTGGTCCATCGTCTCGCTGGAGCTGACGGACGGCTCGGCCACCCGGGTCTGGTACGGGAACTGGAACGGCCAGCCCGTTAGCGTGGCTAACGGAAATACTTTCCAGGTGGCCGCCCAGGCGATCACCGCAGGCGGATTCTAGTACGGAAAGTACCGGTTAGCTGGGGAGGCACCAGGGAGGTAAGGCATGCCATCCTGGAGCGTCCTGCAGTCGGCCGGCAATAACGCTTCGTCCGGGACGACGATTACCCTGTCCTTCCCGGGTAACTGCACGGCCGGGACCAAGCTGATCTGCCTGACCTGCAACGGCGGCTCGGGCACGATCGCGTGCCACGACTCGCACGCCAACAACCTGACGTCGCTGGCCACGGTCAACCTCAACAACACTGCCGGGAGCGGCACGCTGACGCTGTTCGCCCTGGACACCCCGGCCGCCGACGCGGGCACCGCCGCGGCGATCACCGTCACCCGCACCAGCGGCAACTTCGTCGCGCTGATCATCCAGGAAGTGTCCGGGCTGCTGACCGGGAACACGTCCGCGATGCTGGACGGCACCGCCGCGACCAGCTTCGGGTCCAGGTCGTCCGGCAGCCAGGCGTGCGGGTCCTACTCCAGCACCGCTTCCGGGGAGTACCTGTTCGCCGGCTACGGGGACAACGAGAACGCCTCGATGACGATCGGCACGCCGACCGGATCGACCACGTACACCCGGGAGTCCCACTCCCAGCAGGCCAACGCCAACTTCGCCTCGGTGGCCGGCTACGGCAGCTCCACAGGCGGCGCGGAGACCGCCAGCTTCACCGTGTCCGGCAGCTCGGCCAGCCCGAACGGGACGATCTTCGTCGCCTTCAAGCTCGCTCCCGTGGCCGGCGGGCCGCCGCAGCTCACCGCGCCCCGCAGCCCGGTATCGAGGCTGAACGGCCCGGTCACGGCAGGAATCTTCGCCTAACGAGAGGAATGACATGGCAGTCCTGGACCAGACCCAGATCAAGGTGCAGTGGTCGGACAGCGGCGCCCGCAGGTGGGCCCTGTTCGCGGTGCTCGCCATCACCACGGGCGACACGTTCGACCTCGGCGCCTACTACCGGGTGGTCAAGCAGGTCGCCTGGATGGGCGCGACGGTCAGCGGGGTGGTGTCCGGGTCGTTCACCGGCACCGTGCTGACCGTGCCGGCCGGGCTGAGCAGCGACTCGGCCTACGCGCTGGTTGACGGGGTGCCGCTGTGACCGAGTACGGCGCCTTCCCCAGGTCGTCGTCCTCGACGTTCGACCCGGTGGTGGTGGCGCTGACCGCGGCCACGGCCAAGACGGCACTCCAGGTGGCCACGCCGTCCACTACGGACATCCGGATCCTGGGCTGGGGCGTCTCGTTCGACGCCTCGGCCGCCGCGCAGCCCGGCTGGTGCCAGCTCATCGCCGTGTCCTACGCCGCCACGGTGACCGCGCTGGCGCCGGAAAGCTGGGGCAACCCGCTGGCGCCCGCGTCGCTGTGCGTGTCCGGGACCACCGCGACCGGGTACAACGCCTCCGGCGAGGGCACGCCCGGCACCGCGACGGCCGTGTTCGACCAGCAGCACGTCTACCCGCAGTCCGGGTACGCGGTGTGGTTCCCGGACAGCGCCGCCGGCAACCAGCCGCGGGTCGCGCCCAGCACGTTCCTGCGGATCAAGTGCAAGTTCCCCGCCGGGGTCAACGTGCTGCCGTGGATCGTGTGGGCCGAGCCGGCCGTGTAAGGGGCTGACCCGTGCCGGTCGTCGGGCTAGCCGCTAACGTCACCTTCGGCAGGTGGGTGCCGCCGTACATCACCCTGCAAGGTGCCGTCACGCTGGGCGCCGCCGGCTCGGTCACCTCCGCGGCCACCCAGCTGGCCCCGGCCATCCTGGGCGGCGCGGCCAGCCTCAGCACGGCCTCGGTCCAGCTCGCGCCCGCTACGCTCGGCGCGGCCGGCTCGCTGGCTGCCACTCCGGCGCAGCGGGCTCCCGCCACACTGGGCGCGGCGGGCTCGATCGGGACGCCGGCGGACGTCCAGGGCTCCGGCGGGACACTGGGCGGCGCGGGTTCGCTCCCCGGCCCGGACGTCATCCAGGGCGTCATCGTCACCCTGGGCGCCGCCGGGTCGCTCCCCGGCCCGGATGTCACCCAGGACGCGATCGCCACCCTGTCCGCTGCAGGGTCGCTGAGCACGACGGTCACCGAGAAGGCTCCCGCCACCCTGAGCGCGGCCGGATCGCTCGGGAACCTGGACGTCACCGGGGCGCCCGCTGCTCTCGGCGGCACCGGGTCGGTCACCACTGCCGTCACCGAGCTGGCCCCTGCTACCCTGAGCGGCGCCGGCTCTCTCGTGACCGCCATCGTCCAGGGAGCCGGCGCCACGCTGTCCGGCACCGGGTCGGTCTCCGCGCAGGGCAACATCGCCGGAGCTGCTGCCCTGGGCGGCGCGGGCTCGCTGTTCACCGCGGCGATCGCCGGAAGCGGCCTCGGCGGTACCGGTGCCCTGGTCACCGCCGCCACGCTCCTCGCACCGGCTATCCTGGGCGGCACGGCGAGCCTGTCCGCGCCGGCCGTCCTGCAGGTCCCGGCCATCTTGAGCGCGGCGGGCTCGCTGAGCACAGCTGAAGTCCTGTCCGTCATCGTCACCCTGGGCGGCGCGGGCTCGCTGGGCACGGCGGAGACCCAGGGCGCCGGGGCCTCTCTTGGCGGCGCCGGGTCTGTCACCGGGACCGTGGGGCAGGGCACCTCCCTCGGCGGCACCGGGTCGCTCGCGCCGGCCGTCACCCTGGGCGTCATCGTCACGCTCGGGGCGGCCGGGTCGATGGGCACCGCGTCCGCCCAGCTCGCCCCCGCCGTCCTGGCCGGCGCCGCCAGCCTGAGCACCGCCGTCACCCAGCTGGCTCCCGCTGCCCTGGCCGGCGCCGCCAGCCTGAGCACCGCCGTCACCCAGCTGGCTCCCGCTGCCCTGGCCGCCGCCGGCTCGCTGGGCACATCCGTCACCCAGCTGGCGCCGGCCACGCTGGCTGCCGCCGGCTCGCTGGCCGGATCAGGGTCGTCGGCCGGCGCGGCCGGGGCCACCCTGGGCGGCGCGGGATCGGCCGGCGCGCTCGTCACGCAGGGCGCCGTCGTCACGCTGGCCGCCGCCGGGTCGCTGTCCGGTACCGCCATCACCGGCTCGGGCGGCACGCTGGGCGGCGCGGGATCGCTGGCAGCTCCTGATTCCGCGCAGCTCTCCCCTGCTAGCCTGGCCGGGGCCGGGGCCTTGGCAGCCGCCGCCGTACAGGGCTCCGGCACCTCCCTGGCGGCGGCCGGGTCGCTGGGCACAGCCGCGGTCATCGGCTCTGTCACCGTCCTGGCCGCCGCCGGGTCGCTCGCCGGGTCCGGGGGTCTCGCCGGAGCGGTCACGCTGGGCGGCGCGGGCTCGGTCACCGCGTCCGGGGCCGTATCGGGCGGCGCGGGCGCGCTCCTGGGCGGCGCGGGCTCGGTCGGGCCGGCCTCCCGGCTGCTGGCGCCCGCGGTCCTGGCCGCCGCCGGGTCGCTGTCGGCGGCGGCAGCCCAGCAGGCCTTCACCGCGCTGGCCGCCGCCGGGTCACTGACCGCGACCGGGATCACGCACCCGCCCCAGATCAAGGGCTTCAGCATCAACTGGGGCGTCACCCGCCCCGAGCAGACGTTCCCGGTGACCGGCGAGGCCGCCGCCATGGCCGCCCTGGTCACCGGGAACGGGAGCCGGGCCGCCGTCAGCGAGAACGCGGACACGGAAGCCGCGGTGACCCAGCCGCTGATGAGCACCAGCGGCGTATCCTGAGACCAGACCGCCCGCGGCCTTCACGGAGCCGGGTTCCCGAGCAGAGGAGCCCCGGTGACCGCGACGGTTTTTTACGACGATCTGAACGAGATCGCCCTGGTTACCAACACGTTCACCAACACCGCCGGCGTGGCTACCGACCCGACCGCGGTCAGCTGCATCATCACCGAGCCGGCCGGCACCCGCGTGACGCACACCTACGCGGGCACGCTCCCGGCTGACGTCATCAAGGTCAGCACCGGGAAGTACACCCTGTCCGTCCCGTGCTCCCCGTCCGTGACCGGGGTGGACGGGCTGTGGGGATTCGAGTGGATCGGCTCCGGGGCGGTCAGCGACGTCCAGCCCGGCACCTGGCGGGTGCTGCCGGCCAGCGTCTCCCAGCTGTGGTACGTCGGGCTGGAGGAGATGAAGGACCGCCTCGGCATCCCCGACAACAGCGACGACTACGCGCTGCAGACCTCGATCGCGGCGGCGGCCGGGTGGATCAATGAGTACACCGGCAGGCATTTCAACCGGATCACCGAGACCCGGACCTTCGTGCCGTACGACATCTACCAGCTGCTGATCGATGACGTCGTATCGATCTCGTCCCTGAATGTCGACTTCGACGGAGATGGCGTCTATGAGCAGGCGTGGACCCAGGGCACCGATTACCAGCTCTACCTCGGCCACTCGAACTTCAACACCGGGTCCACGGGCATCCAGCGGCCGTACGAGCACGTCCGGGTGATCACGTCGGGGAAGACCTTCCCCTTCATCTGGCCGTTCTCGCCGGTCAACCGGGTGCAGATCACCGGGACCTGGGGCTGGCCGTCTGTGCCGTGGCCGGTCACCGAGGCCAACCGGATCCTGGCGGCGGATGAGTTCAAGATGAAGGACGCGCCGTTCGGGGTAGCCGGCGTCTCCGACTACGGGCTGGTGAAGATCCAGAGCAACCCCTGGCTGACGGAGAACCTGCGGCCGTACATGCGGCCCCGGCGGAAGGTCGGCGTCTAGATGTTCATCCTGACCACGGCGAGCTGCCCGGCGCTGGTCCCGGTCGACAACGTGAAGTCCGGGGTGCGGCGCGGCGGCGGCGGCAAGGGCCGGTTATGGCCACGCAGTCGGCGGTCAAGCCGGTCGCCGCGCACCACATCACGGCCAAGCAGCTGGCCGCCGACAAGGCCAACCTGAAAAAGGCCCGCGCCGCGCAGAAGGGCAAGCCGCGGACCGCCAAGCAGAAGGCCGCCTCGCGGCAGAACCTGGTCAAGGCCCGCGCCGCGCAGAAGGCCCGCCGGGCCGGCAAGAAGTTCGTCACCAAGAAGCAGGCGCAGGCGCCGGATTCACGTGAAACATCTGCCA